GGTCGAGGACATCTGGAACCGCCAGAAATACAAATCGAAACACCAAAGGGCGATCATGGTGGAGGCTCGGCGGTCGGCTCGGCATTTTTTTAAGAACCGAGCGTTCAGCCAAGTTTGCTCCACGATGGATTTACCTGCGGACAAAATTAAAGACGCGGCATTTCACCCGGCGAAATACCCCGAAATTATCAAGATGCTGCGGGAGCGAAAAAAACGATGAACTGGACCCATGAACAACTCAGACAACTCGGATACACCGAATCCAGCCCGGGAGTGTTCACTCACTCTTCAACTGCGGGGATACCTCACGCCCAGCCTCAACCGGCTCCTCGGCCAGCACTGGACGACCCTCCAAAAGGAGAAAGTCCGCGCCCGCCGCGCACTCGACTCCGCATTGAAAGAAAATCCGTTCGCTTACTTGATGCAGACAACTACGCAGGAGGTTGCAAGCCGCTCATCGACCAGTTGCGTTACGCGAAACTCATCCCGGACGACGATCCAGAAAGTGTCGAAATCCTCTTTGTCCAAAGCAAAGTCAAAACCAAGAAAGAAGAAATGACTCACATCGAAATAACAACCACAGGGGGAGTATGAGGGGGAGATTCCCAATACTTGTCAAGATCAATTTTGACTGATACCATCAACCCTATGAAATTGAACCCGAAACAAGAGGCGTTTTGCCAAGGGGTCGCGAGCGGTCTCTCGCTCACGCAAGCCTACATCCGCGCCGGTTACTCGGAAAAGGGAGCCGATGGCGCCGCTTGCAAATTGCAAGGAAATGCAAGTGTGGCCTTCCGAATTGACGAACTCCGCGCCAAGTCGGAATCCAAGATGAGCTACAAACGCGAGACCTACCTCGAAACACTCCGCGAGCGGTTCATGGAAATGCCACCGGAATCCGCGACCTGCGCGAAGTATGGGGAAATGCTCGCGAAGGCGATGGGATGGAACGAACCCGAGAAGATCGAGGTCGCCGGGGCCATGGACATCAACATCCGCATCGGTGGCCATTAACATCGACATCATCCCGCGCCCGCAACTCGCGAGCTACCTGCACCGCTCGCAACGCTGGTCGGTGATGGTGCTGCACCGCCGCGCCGGGAAGTCGTTTGTGTGCATCCAAGACTTGATCGCCAAGGCGCTCTCGCACAAGCGCAGCGGACCGCCCCTCCGCTACGCCTATGTGGCTCCGACCCGCGAGCAGGCGAAAGACATCGCTTGGAAATATCTTGTCCAATTCACTAGCCAAATCCCCGGGGTGGTGATCAACAAGGCCGATCTCGCGATCACCTTCCACAACGAGGCCACGATCCGGCTTTACTCGGGCGAAGCCTACGAGCGCCTGCGCGGCATCTACCTCGATGGGGTCGTGATGGACGAGGCCGCCGACCTCGACCCAGCGGCATGGGACAATGTCATCCGGCCCACGCTCACCGACTACCAAGGCTGGGCGACATGGGTGGGAACGCCGAAAGGGCGAAACATTTTCTGGAAGATGTGGAACAAAGCGTGTGCGGACAACGAATGGTTCACGCTCATGCTCAAGGCGAGCGAGTCGAACATCATTCCCGAAGAGGAACTCACCGACATCCGGCGTGGCACCACGGAAAATGCCTACCAACAGGAATACGAGTGCAGCTTCAACATCGGTCGCCCGGGCGCGATCTATGTTCGCAGTCTGGAAAAGGCCCGAGCCGAGAAGCGGGTCACGAACGATGTGCTGTGGTTCAAAGAACTCCCGACCTACACAAGCTGGGATGTGGGCGCTCCGCTGAATCAAAAGGTCTGGATTTGGCAGATGGTCGGCGACCGCATCAACTATCTGGAGGCGCTTTCCGGCGACGATGAATGCAAGACCCCGGCGGATTGGGCTGCGAGGCTCAAGGCCAAGCAGTATGCGTATGGTTCGCATTTCCTCCCGCACGATGCCTCCACGGAAAATGGCGGACTCTGGCAAGGGGCGCTCGCGACCGCCGGGTTGACCGGCGTGGTGCCGGTGCCACGGCAATTGAGCGTGTGGGATGGGATCAATTTGGCCAACGATGCGTTTCCGCGAATCCATTTTGCCGAGGCCGGGTGCGTCGATGGTCTTGATGCGCTCGATGCCTACCATTCCAAAGAGGAGCGCGATGGGGTCACGATCAAGGATGTGCCGGTGCATGATTGGGCGAGCCATTACTCCGATGCGTTCTCGCTTTCTCATCAAGCGATCTCCAGAGGCATGGTGATCGACCGCAGCGCGATTGCCCGCAAGCCGACATCCGGCAACCCGGTCAAAGTCATGGCGGGATTCCGAGGCGGATTCTCGCGGGTGAGGCGATAGGGGAACCCAAGAACCGTTTGATAAGTCCCCTTGACAATGAATCGCCAAATCGAACTCCAAATCCTCAATCTCTACCGGCGGTATCCGCAGCCGCGATCCTTCGCCGAGGAGGTCGAACTCACCGCATGGAATGGCGTCGTCATCAACACCGAGGACTTCTTCATGTTGGCTCGCCCGGTGGACATCCACGACCCCGACGAACGCTGGCGCGATGCCGCGCACACATACCACAGGTTGTGTCAGAACTGCTGGCTGATCACTATATATTGTGGTATCAGTCAAAATAACCCTTGCAACTTTGCCCCCTATCCTCTTCCCTTCATCGCATGGAGTCGGCGAGACCGCCCGCTCCGAGTTTATTCAACCTCAAAACTCCATAAGCGATGCGACTTACTGACCATTCCGAAAACCCCATCCTCTCACCCTGCCTAGCGTGGTTTGGAGGTGGAAGCAAAGGCCCAAGCAAGCAAGAGAAGCAGCAGGCGCAGCAGCAACAACAGCAGATGCAGCAGGCTGCCGACCAGCAAGCGGTAAATCAAAAGGCGCAGTTGGAACTCCAGCGCCAACAATTTGAGGAGCAAAAGCGCCAGCAGGAAGAGGCGCTTCGCCAGATGGAAGCCAACAAGCCCGCTCCCGGTGCCACGGTTGATCCCGGCGATCCGCAGTCCGATGTCGCCGCCGAAGCGGCAAAGCGCAAAGGAATGCGCCGGTCAATCCTCGCCGGGGAATCTGGCCAAGCTCCGATGACGACCGGCTACTCGACGCTCGGTTGATGTTTTGACTGATACCAAATGAAGACCGAACTCGCCGGGAAGATTCTGCGGAAGCACGCTGAAATGGTCGCGGCACGGGCGACATGGGAAAGCCTCTGGGAGGAGATCGCCAAGTTTGTGATGCCGCGCAAGGCCGGGGTCTTCTCGGCCTCATCGCAGCCGGACATGGCTGATGAGACGGCGCTGTTTGATGCCACGGCGGTGCGGGCAAATATGATCCTCGCCAACGGTCAACTCGCGTGGATGACGCCGATGGAAAGCCGGTGGTTCTCGATGGATCCGCCCAAGGAGATGGAGAGCGAGGACGCGATTGAGCAATGGTTCAAGCGTTGCACCGAGGTCGTGCAGGCCGAACTCTCGCGGTCGAATTTCTACACCGAAATCCACGAACTCTATCTCGACCGGGGATGCTACGGCACCGCCGCGATCCTGGTCGAAGCGGGACGCAACTCGGCGCTCAACTTCACCAAGCTCGATGTCGGCACTTTTGCGATCTCGGAGAACGACGAGGGCTATGTGGACACGCTCTCCCGCGAATACGAAATGACCGCACGGCAGGCCGCGCTGAAATTCGGCGAGGAAAAATTGCCCGAGGCGATGAAGGTCGAACTCCAGAAGGAGACGAGTCACCGGAAATTCACCTGTGTCCACATGATCTACCCTCGCGGCCCCGGGGAAATCCAGCAGGGCAAGCGCGACGGCGCGAACAAACCCTATGCCTCGGTCTATGTGGACAAGGCGAGCAAGGAGGTCTTGGCCTCGACCGGCTACGACGAGCAACCGTTTTTTGTGACCCGCTACCTCAAGTGGAAGAACTGCGAGGTCTATGGCTATTCCCCAAGCTGGATGGCGCTTCCCGAGGCCAAGCAACTCAACTTTCTCGAAAAGCAACTCGACTCGCTCGCGGAACTCGCCGCATTCCCACGCATCCTCATCCCCGCCGGGTTCGATGGGGACATCGATCTCCGCGCCGGGGGTGTGACCTATTTCGATCCCAACAATCCCTCGGCGACTCCCAAGGAGTGGAACACGACGGGTCGCTACGACATCGGCATCGCCCGCGCCGAGTGGAAACGAAGCGCCATCAATGAGGCGTTCCATGTCGATCTTTTCAAGATGTTCGCGCAACTCGAAAAGCAGATGACCGCCCGCGAGGTCGCCGAGCGCAGCGCCGAGAAATTGATCCAGTTCTCGCCGACCTTTTCGCGGATGACGACCGAGCTTTTCAATCCGCTCCTGCGCCGAGTGTTCGCGATTCTCGCACGCCAAGGGAAATTCCCGCCGCCGCCGCAGGAACTCGCGATGAGCGGGTTCATTCCCGAACCCGATGTGTCTTACAACAGCCGGATCGCGCTGGCCGTGAAGCAACTTGAAAACATGGCGTTCATCCGCTCCAGCGAGATGCTTCTGCCCTACGCGAACATCAAGCCGGAGATGCTCGACAACTTCGACTTCGACGAGATCACCCGCGACATGGCTCGCAACGACGGACTCCCGGCCCGCTGGCTCATGGACGAGGAAATGGTCGCGCAGATGCGGGCCGACCGGGCGCAGGCCGCGCAGGCGCAAATGCAGGCCGAGCAACTGGAGCGCACCGCCAGCGCCCTCGGCAAGGCCGGGGCCGTGAAACAGGATTCCGTTCTCGCCGGGATGCTTCCCGGTATGGCCGCAGCGTGATGGCTCCCATTGACAAAGCCGAGGCGCTCAAACGCGAACGCGAGCGTCAAAAAACTATCAACGCCTACCACCGGGTTTTTAGCAGCAAGGAAGGCCAAATCGTCATCGCGGACATGAAGCATCAGTTCGCCACTGAGTCGCAGGTTTTCCTCCCCGGATACGACTACAACCCCGTGGTGGCGGCGCTCCGCGATGGTCAGCGGGGCGTCGTTCTCCACATCGAAATGATGCTCAAGCGCCCAGTGATTGCCGACAGCAATATCGAGGAACCCAAACGCAAAATCAAAAAATGAGCAAAACCAAAACCATTCCGCCGCAGCCCGAAATCGACCCGATGCTCGGCGACAAAACCCACGCCTTTGTGGAGTGGCTTCGCGACTACAACCCCGAGCAATTCAAGACGCAATACGCAAACCGCACGACCCACCTCGGATTCGTTACCGAGGACGGAACCATCGTCAACGCGCCGGTCGAGTGACGCTGTTTTGACTGATACCATTTATGGAAGAAACCATCGACACCTCCTCCGAGCAGTCCCTGCTCGATACGGGAGCCGATAGCACCAACGCCGATTCGTCGGCATCGTCGCAGCCCGCTGCGGAAACCCCAACGCAACCCTCAACTGGATGGGTCAATCCCGATGGCACCTTCGGAGACAAGTGGCTCGATGCCCTGCCCGAGGACGCCAAGGACTACAAGGACACGCTCTCGAAATACAAGAGCGTCCCCGACATGGCCAAGGCGCTCGCCAATGCCAATCAACTGATCGGAAAAAAGCTCGGAGTCCCCAGCGAGAAGTCCTCACCCGAGGAGGTCGCCGCCTTCCGCAAGGCGCTCGGCGTTCCCGACACGCTTGACGACTACAAATTCGCACCGGATGCGCTGCCGGAAGGCATGACATGGAACGACGATTTCGCGAAGCCCTTCGCCGAGATCGCGCACAAGCACAATGTCCCACCAGGCGCGATGAAGGCGCTCGCCAACCAGTTCGCGCATTACGAGAAGGTCAAGCTGGAGTCGCTGCAATCCACCTTTGAAAAGCAACGCACCGATGCGGTCGGCACACTTCAAAAGGAATGGGGAAATGAATTCGACAAGAACATCGGACTCGCCAAGCAGGCCGCAAAGATGGCCGGGGTTAACGCGAACTCGCACGGGTTCAGCGATCCCGAAGTCGTGCGCGGATTTGTTCGCATGGCGCAGATGATGAGCGAGGACAAAATGGGTCGTGGAATGCAAAGCGCCGAGATGATGACCGGCCAATCCCGCGCCATGGACATCATGCGAAATGCTGAAAACCCGTGGCACAAACGCTACCAAGAAGGCGACAGCGAGGCCGTGTCGCTGGTCAACAGCCTGCTCAAAAACGGGTGACAATTTGCGAGGTAGTGAAAAGGCATCACACCAGTTTCATAATCTGGAATTCCAAGTTCAATTCTTGGCCTCGCTAAAATTTTTTGACTGATACCGCCGGGTGCGGTAAAACACCCACCGTCAGAGCAGACACCTCCTCGTTGAGCCTGCTCCCTCAAAACCCGCAAGCGAAAGACCCCACACGGGACACTCGGAAGCGAAGGGAGCAACCAAACATCAGTTTCGACTGATACCAACTCAACTCAACACAAGGAGAATAAAATGGCAGACCAAAATGGAGTTCTGACGAACATCCCCAATCATTACACGACCCAGTTCGACGCGAACTGGCGTCACCTCGTTCAGCAGAAGAATTCCAAACTTCGCGAATATGTGACCCTCGATTCCATCAACGGAAAAGAGAAATCCTACAACCAGATCGACACCGCCGCGATGGCGTTGATCAACGACCGTTCCGGCGACACGCGCATCAGCGATCAAACGATGCTCAAACGCTGGATTCGCCCGCAGCAATACGACACCGCCAAACTCGTTGACGAGTGGGATGAGCAACTCCTCGGCGAAGTCGTTCTCCCAACCAGTCCGATTGTCCAAGCGCACGGCGCGGCTTATGCCCGCACCTGCGATTCCGTGATCATCTCGGCGCTTGGTGGAACTGCATTCACCGGCGCAACCGGCGTGACCTCCACGACATTGCCTGCTGGCCAAAAGGTCGGTGTGGGCTATGTGGAAACCGGTGCCGCCGCCAACAGCGGACTCACCATCGCGAAACTCCGCCGCGCCAAGTTCATCCTCGACTCCAATGAGGTGGACGAGGAGGAGGAGCGCATCATCGTGGTCAGCGCCAAGCAGCTTCAAGACCTGCTCCGTGACGATAAAGTCACCAGCGCCGACTACAACACGGTTCGCGCCTTGGTGGACGGCACTTTGAATACCTTCATGGGTTTCAAGTTCCGCCGCACTCAACTGCTGCCGGTCGCGACCAATGTTCGCTCGGTTTACGCCTATGTGAAGTCCGGCATCATCCTTGCCGAGCGTGGTCTCAAGACCCACATGGACATCCGCACCGACCTCTCGCACTCCCTTCAAATCCGCTCGGTCGCCAGCCTCGGCGCGACCCGCATGGAAGAGAAGAAGGTCGTCGAGATCGCCTGCGACGAAGCCTAACCCGCAAACCCGCTGGCAGACCGGGAAATGTCTGCCGCCCCTTTTTTTCTGTGATCTGACCGCGCCTCAATGACAGACATCCAAATCTGCAACCTCGCTCTCGCCCGACTCGGTGATTCTCGCATCACCGCGCTCACCGATGCGACCGCGCAGGCGCAATACTGCTCGCTCTTCTACGCGCAGACTTTGGAGGAACTCCAGACGGAGTTCGATTGGCAGTTCTGTCGCAAACTCGCCTCGCTGACCGCCGACGCCACGGCCCCGGCTTTTGGCTACGCCCGCCGGTTCGCCGTTCCCTCCGATTTTCTCCGACTCATCCGACTCAACGGAATTGACGAGGATGAAAACTTTTCCAAATGGGAAATCGTGGATGGGTTCATCCACACCGACCTCGCCGCGCCCGCGCAGATCGAATACATCGCCCATGTCACCGACGCCGCCAAATTCCCGGCGGTCTTTGTCGAAATCTTTTCCGCGAAGCTCGCGGTCAACCTCGCGCTCCCTCTCACCGCCAGCAAAGACCTCTTTGCCCAGATGGCGGAAATCTTTTCCTCCAACATCCAGCGTCCGGCGGTCAAATCGCTGATCCTTGCCACCGCCAAGGATCGCCCCTCCGCCACCCTCACCGAGGATGAACTCTGCCGCCAAGCCATCCTCCGGGTTGGCACCGCCGAGCAGTTTGGGCCTAGCTCGCAGGCGATGCTGCTCGCCAAGTCCCTCTACCCGCAAGTCCGCGATGCCTTGCTTTTGACCGGATCGTGGACATGGGCGATGAAGTCCACCACCGTGGCGGAAACCCTTCCGCGCCCGGAATACAAGTGGGCTTACCGCTATGCCATCCCATCGGATTGCCTGCGCGTCTACCGGGTCAACGATTGGGATTCCGCTGCCGCCGACTCGGCGTGGGAAGTGGCGGGCAATTTTGTCCTCACCAATGCGGATTCCGGCGCTCCCGGGTGGGTGGCCGGTCGCGCCTACGAGGTCGGCAATGTCGTTACCAGCGCCTCGGCGGTTTACATTTGCCGGGTCGCCAACACGACCAAGGAACCCGGCGTCACCTCCGGGTGGACAACCGATTGGGATGTGTGGCTCGGCACCGCGATCACCCTCGAATACATCCGCAAGACGACCGAGGTCACCCTCTTCGACTCGCTGTTCATCGACCTTCTCACGGCGAACCTCGCCGCGAAGCTGGCCGTTCCGCTGACCGGCGATGCCAACAAGGCCGCGCTCCTCTTCAAGGAAGTCGAGGTCTTGGGCAAAAACCCCGCCATGCGCCGGGACAGCACGGAGCGCAAAGGGAAAATTCAACCAGCTTGGACATCCTCCAAACTCGTTTCCTCGCGATCCGGCGGCGATGGCATCGATTCGGCTAAAGCTACCGGCGGCGGCCCGGGCGGTGGCGTCAGTTATCCTTCGCTGCTTGTCACCGTGGGATCGGTCACCAACCTCCCGACCGGCGCAACCCCGACCGTTTCCAACACCGGCACCGGCAATACCGCCGTTCTCAATTTCGGCTTACCGCAGGGTCCAGCGGGAACCGTCAATGTCGGCACGACCACCACCGGAGCCGAAGGAACCAATGCCTCAGTCGCCGCCACGGGAACCCCAGAGAACCGGGTTCTTTCGTTCACCATTCCTCGCGGAAACAAGGGCGATGCCGCCACCGTGGCCGTGGGATCGGTTGCAACCGGCAACCCCGGAACCAACGCCTCGGTCACCAATGCCGGAACCAGCGCAGCCGCTGTTCTAAATTTCGCCATTCCTCGCGGCGATGTGGGCGCGACCGGCCCTGCCAACTCGCTTTCCATTGGAACCGTCGCTACGGGGCCGACCGCAGCGGCTACCATCACCGGCACGGCCCCGAACCAGACTCTCAACCTCACTCTCCAGCAATCAGCCCTCCTCTCTAGCGCCAAGACCACGCGCACCGGTAACGGCACACTCCGCACCTTTTCGATAGACGGCCTCAAATCCTCCGATCCCAATCATGTCATTGTCGCCATCAACGGCGTCGTGCAGGAACCGACAACCGACTACACGGTAAGCCAAGGCGCTGGCACCATCACCTTCGCCACGGCGATCCCCAACAACGCCAAAATCGTCGTGGTCGCGCTCGGCCTTTACTCGCCCACCACCCAGCGGAACCCGGACGCCTACATCCACGCCTTTGCCCTCAATACCGCTAGCACCTTTTCTTACTACGGCCTGCTTTTGAATACCGACATCCCGGCGACCGGCTCGCCCGCCGCCGTGGCGAAATGGTCGATCACTCGCTCGGCCCTTTCATCCGACGGCAGCGTCACATCCACCGCCACCGCAAGCAATGTCGCGTGGGCCAACCGGGAGACCGCCACTTACGCCTGATGACAACGATCACCGAGACAAATATCACGCAGCAGCTCGATCTCTCGCAGTTCACCATCGTGCTGCCGGAGGACTCGCTCGGCGTTGTCGAATACAGCTCTGCCGAAAATTTTCCCGGCGTCGGCAAAGACAAGCGCCTCTACATCGCGCAAGATTCTGGCCTGCCCTACCGCTGGAATGGCACCGCCTACACCCCCGCCGCCGATCTCCCCGTCACTTATTCCGACACGCCACCCGCACACCCCTACCAAGGCCAGCGGTGGACGACCCCTTTTGACCTAATCACCTACGAATGGTTCGCAGGCGCGTGGGTCGAAAAACCCAACAACCACTAAACACCACCTAATATCATGGCAGCTATCTCATTCCCTAGTTCACCGACTAACAACCAAGTCCACACCGTAGGAAGCCGCAGTTGGCAATACAACGGCACAGCATGGAAACTCGTCCCACGCACAACCGATGCGGTCGTCGAGGGCAGTTCCAACCTCTACTACACCAACGCTCGCGTGGCCTCGGCCCCAGCCGTCACCGGCTTGGAAAGTCGCGCCACCGCCATTGAATCGGACATCACCGCGATCGAGTCGGCCGCCAGCACATTGGCCGGTCGTGTGACCACGGCAGAAGGCGGTCTTTCCTCGGAAATCACCCGCGCCACCGCAGCCGAAGCCGCCCTCGGAACTCGCATCGACAATGTCCTTGCCAACACCACCGCTGGCTCGCTCGATTCGTTGACAGAAGTCGTCACCGCCTTCCAAGCCGCAGACTCCTCGCTCAACGGAGCGATTACCAGCCTCGCTACCTCCGCATCAAGCGGTTTGGCGGCAGAGACTTCGGCGCGTGAAGCAGCCGACTCGGCCTTGGATTCGCGCCTCGACACAGCCGAGAGCGACATCAATGCCATCGAGTCCGCCGCGACAACTCTTGCTGGCAGAGTGACTACTGCCGAGGGTTCCCTCAGCAGCCACACCGCCGCGACCAACAACCCGCACAGCGTCACCAAAGCGCAGGTTGGCCTTGGTAATTGCGACAACACCAGCGATGCGAACAAACCCGTCAGCACCGCCACCCAATCCGCCCTCGACGCCAAGCAGATCAAAGATGTCGTGTCGGCCACCGCGCCTTCGCACACCGAGGGTCTCCGCTGGGTCGATTCCAACGACATGACCGAATACCTCTCCTACAACGGAGCTTGGGTCGAACTCGACAAGCAATAACATCCCTAACCCATGGCCGCCCTCGCGTTTCCATCGTCCCCGTCGGTCAACGACATTTTCACCTCCGGCACCCGGAGTTGGAAATGGACGGGAGCGCGTTGGGCGGTCATCCCCGTTCTGGTTCCTCCCTCCCGCCTCTCTGGCGCGGGGGCGGAAACCGGCGACATCCTCGTCTATGACGGATCAGCATGGCAGGCCGTCCCTCTAACCGAGGGCGGATCAACCATCGCCCGCGCCGCATGGGCCTCGCCATACCACTACTACGGCACCGCCGTTGCAGGCACCGCCGAAAGCGCCACCGGCTGGACGATCCACCGCACCACCACCGACGCCGATGGAGTCGTCACCGCGACCGCCACAGCCACCGGCGCATGGTCCAACCGCGCCTCCCTTTCCTACACCTAAACCCAAAATCCAAAACCATGAACGCATCCGCACCAATCACCATCAACGAAATCCAATACGACAAATTCTCGCTCAACTTGGCCATCACGGGCCGGTATCTGGGCGATGGTTCCAGTGACGCAAATGTAGCGATGCGTCTGGTTCCAACCGCAATTCAGAATGGCGAGGTCATCACCGCAGACGAGGCCGCAATCGGCATCTCGCTCGGCTCACTCGCTGGATCAGACGCCGCAACCCAGCAAGCGGTTGGCGCGATCCAAGCCGCACTCCAAGCCTACATCTCCGCGAAAGGACTCTAAGCCATGGCAAATGTTCGCGCATTCCGTGCTGGCAACTGGTCAGACACCAACACCACAACATCACCTTGGGCAACTGGAGGTGTGCTTTATGCTCCGAATTCCAGCGACGATGTCTTCACAAACGGATTCACGGTTACGGTGGATAATTCTCCCACGGTCGTGTCTGTCACTAACGCCTCCGCAACCAGCCGGGCTTGGAAAGATGGAGCGACAACCACAGCCTCAAGCGGCGGTGGTTTGATTCTTTCAAACGGGCAAACACTTACCGCTACAACTGGAGCGCTTACGACCGTTTTGGGAAACTTTATCACTCTAAGCGGCATCAACTCAGCCGCTTTTGTTGGTAATGTTACAAGTAATGCTGCGAACGCATATACTCTGATTAACACTGGTTCTGGCACACTGACTTTTACAGGCTACGCAGAAGCGATTGGCTCGACGGCGGGTGGTATTTTTAGAAACCAATCTGGCGGTAATTTAATTATAAACGGAGGCATTACAAGCAGTGCCATTTTAGTAGGGGCCTTCCAAGATGCTGGTGGCAACCTTATTGTCAATGGATATGCAACATCCAACGGGTTGTCAGGTATAGTAAACGGCGGCGTCGGCACGGTCACCGTCGTCGGAACAATGACCGCTTCAAACGGTGGCGGCAATGCCATCCGCTCCACAAACACGGCGAGCCTTGTAAAAGCCTCTGGCTCGTTCATCTGCGCGGCTGACGGGACAATGGCCGTGGTCGCAATCAAAATGATTTTGAACACGACTCCGATTGCCGCAAAGACACGGTATGCGCTGAACGGCACTGGCACCTATGTGGATATGTTCACCGCCGACAACACGGGCCTCGCTCCAGCCGTTGGCGATGTCCGCGCAGGAGTCGTGTATGGCTCGGCCACGGGCGCTCTCGCAGTTCCGCCTGCTAATTCGGTGGCCTTCGGCGTCCCCGTCGATGCCACCACCGGCACGGCAGTCCTGACCCTCGCCAATGTCCAGTCTGCGCTCACTGCACAGGGACTCACAAGCGCCCGCGCAGGCGCTCTGGACAATCTGGACACAACCGTCTCCAGCCGCCTCGCGCCATCCGGCACGCTGGCAACGGTGACCACATTGACCAACGCGCCAACCGTCCCCTCCGCGAGCGCCATCGCCTCACAAGTGAGATCGGAGCTTTCGCCCGAGCTGGCCAAAGTCTCGGCTTTGAACACGACGCGATTGGCACAGGTTTCGACCACCGAAATCGTCGGAAATCTCCTAGCCCAAGCGAATAGCTAATGACACCAGACTCCGCTCTCGACCTTGTCAACCACGCCGCGCAACAGGACGCCACTTGGCACATCATCGCGCTGGTTGCCATCGGCTTGATTTTCGTCTCCGTCCTTTTCCGATGGTTCACCCGTCGTCTAGAGCGGGTCGAAACAAGGATGGAAGAGCAAAATTCCGAATTCGTCCAACACCTCAAGACCGCCCACCGCGAGATGTTGGAGATCATTTCGGCCAACCAACAAACCACCACCCGCGCCATCTCCATCATGGAGCGCGTCGAGCGTAAGCTCGGTTAAAATGCCAAAGTTCGATTTCTATCCCAGCTTCAACGCCGGTGAGGTTTCCCCGCTCATCGACGCCCGCACCTCGCTGGAGAAATACCGCTCGGCCTGCCGGACGCTGGAGAACTTCCAAATCCTCCCCTACGGCGGCGTCATCCGCCGCCCCGGCACCCAATACCTCGGAAATGTCAAAAACTCCGCAAACCCAACCAGGCTCATCGGATTCAACTTCAGCACCACGACCCGGTTCCTGATCGAGTTGGGCGTGGGCTACATGAGGTTTTGGCGACCGGATGGATTGCTACAAACCAATTCTGGCGGACTTGCCCCGCTAGAAATCACGACCCCCTACGCCGCCGCAGACCTCCGCGAAATCCAATATGTCCAGATCAACGACATCATGTATTTCGCTCATGCGAATTACCCGGTCTACAAACTCTCCCGCCTCGCCGATAATAACTGGACATTTGCGGTCGTCGATTGGGCTATCTCCCCGCAGCTTGATCAAAACGATGCGGAAACTACCATTTCGACAAATGGAGAATTGGGGAATGTCACCCTTACTGCTTCTGATCCAATTTTTCAATCCGGCCATGTTGGAACAAAGTGGGATTTGAAATGGAAACGGTTGGCGACTTTCATCGAACTAAACTTTGGAGGGACTTGGGCGAGCGTCTCGATGGACACGCAGGGGGCGTGGGACTTCACAACTTTTGGAACATGGAATGCCACTATCCGAATTTTGCGAACTCCTTACGAGACTTGGAAAAAAGGGTTTATTAGCGTTGCAGTCGCTCGCAGCGGGACGACTTGCACCGTCACTCACCCGAGCCACGGCTACAGCGTCGGCGATCTTGTGCATTTTGTCACCGGCCCAGCGCCTTTCTACAATGCAGTTCCCTACACAATTTTATCGACGGGATTTACTGCGAATTCCTACCAAGTGACCGTTGCCAATTCTGGCGATACCAGCGGAACGGTTGTTGTCGAAAACATTTCGCAAATGGAAATCGTCAAGGAGTATGATTCCAACTCCGACCGCAATGTCATTGCCAGCGGAAATGAGGCCCAGCGGTGTGGGTTGAAGATGTATATCACCGCTTACACCGCGCCTTCGGTAGCGCCAACATTGACCCCCCGCGCTTTGCTGCAAAACGGGAATAATTATACTGGCGGAACGGTCAAAATAAATTCCGTTGCTGCAAACGGACTAACTGCCTCTGCCACGGTTTTGGAGTGGCTAGGCGCGGAATCGCGCAATAACAAGCCAAGCACCGTTTGGACGGAGCCAGCATTTTCCGGGGTGCGCGGCTACCCGCGAGCGGTGGCACTCCACGAACAGCGTCTTATTTTTGGCGGAACAACGCACCAACCCAACACAATTTGGGGAAGTCAGATCGACGACTTTGAAAATTTCAAAACCGGCACGACCGCCAGCGATGCCATCAATTTCACTCTGTCCGCTTCGGAGGGTAACCGCATCAACTGGATGTATTCGCAGTCCCGGTTGCTCATCGGCACATCCGGCGACGAGTGGACAATTGGCAGCGCCGACTCTTCACAATCTCTTTCCGCTACCAATGTGCAAGCCCAACGCCAATCAAGTTACGGGTCGAAATACCTCCGGGGGGCGCTCGTCAACGATGTCCTGTTGTTCGTGCAACGCAACGGGCGCAAAGTTCGCGAACTGGTTTACGATCTGAACAAGGACGGTTGGGTCGCGCCGGACTTAACCTTGTTGGCGGAACATATCACCAACGGCGAGATCGTGGAGATCGCTTATCAGCAACAACCGGATGCCGTCCTCTGGTGTGTGCGCGGCGATGGATCGCTCATCGCCATGACCTACGAGCGAGATCAAAAGGTCGTCGGTTGGCATCGTCACAATTTTGGTGACGCCGATGTCGAATCCGTTGCGACCATCTATGGCAACGGCACCGAGGACGAATTGTGGATGTGTGTGAAACGCTACCGTGGCATCGTTGCCGGGACGCGGGTGCAGTTCACCGGCCTGCCCGCCGGATCGGGGCTTTCTGCTTCTGAAACCTACATCGTTGAGCAAAATCTGACCGGCAATTCCTTTTACATCCGCAATCGGAATTACGAACAACTCGCGTTGTCAAATTCCGCAATCACGCCATACACCACACAAGTCACCGTGGTCGGAGGCAACTTTTCAGCACCGATCACTTCGCTGGTTGACGGTGCGTTGACTTACTCCGGGGTCGCCCCCGGCACGACAAGGACGGTGGAAAGATTCCCGCTTTTGTGGCGCAATTATTTCGACGAGGAAAACGCCAACAAATACCGGTATTTGGATTGCCATATGACATTCCCTGCTGGATCGGCAGGAGGGTCGATTGCCGGGCTTTCACACCTCGCCGGAAAAACGATCACTCTGATTCAAGACGGTCAAATACGAACCGCTGTTGTAAGTAGCGCGGGATCGGCGACTCAACAATATGCAAGCGGCGGAGTCCTCGGTCTGCCCTACACCTCCACGCTGACGCCCATGAAGCTCGATGCCGAGTTTGAAGACGGCACGGCGCAGGGCCGCAAGAAGCGCATCCACCAAGTCGTCGTCCGAACTCTCAAGTCGCGAGGCGGGCAAATCCGAACCAATAACGGCGATTGGTATAACCTCGCCACCACCACCACAACCGGCGACCAAAAAATCATCCTCGCGGGAGCATTCGGCCTCGACGCCGATGTCTCGTTGAGGCAGACTGATCCTTACCCAATGTGTGTTTTGGCTATTACCCCAAAATGGGACGCTTACGGCAATGAGTGAGATCACCATCCGCCACTACGAACCGACCGACTACGAGATGCTCTCGGAGTGGTGGCACGCCCACGGCAAGCACCGCCGCCCGGAGCCGATGCTCCCGAAATGCGGAGTCGTCTGCGAGATCGACGGCAAGCCGGTCAGCGCCCTCTTTCTGCACATGGATAATTCCTGTGGGATGTGCATGGCCGACCATGCCGTGAGCGCCCCGGGCCTTTCCTTGAAAACCGCGATGCTTGCCTTCAAACATTGCGTGGCTTGCCTCAAAAAAATCGCCAAGGATTTCGGCTACCACACGATGGCGGTCTTCACATACCCAGGCATAGCCCGGGTGCTGGAGCGGCAGGGGTTCCGCGAAGCCAATCGCGACCAAGTTTTTCTTATGACACCAACTGAGGAGGTTTCTAATGGCTGACGGGGGGGTAACAACAATGTTGGTAATATCTGCGCTGGCCACCGCCGCCTCGACCGGCATCGCGATGTATTCGGCCAGCGAGCAAAGCAAGTCGCAAGCCGCGATTGCCGAATACAACCGCATCCAGAACGAGCAGAACGCCTCATGGCAGCGCATGGCAGCGGAGCGGGCCGCGCAGGCGGAGCAGTTCAATTCGCAGATGGCCATGTTCAACGCGCAGTCGCAGGCCGACCAAGCGAACATGAACAATGTTCTTGTTCAGCAGCAATCCCAGCAACTCCGCGCCCAAGCCGATGGCGAGGATCGCCAAGCCCGCGAGCAGGCCGACCGCATCCGCGCCGAGAAGGCCCGCATCCTCGGACTCCAACGCTCCCAATACGCTGCCGGCGGAGTGACCACCGAGGGATCACCTCTTGCAGTTTTGGCTGATACCGCCAATCTTTACGAAATGCAGGTCGCCGATACCCGTCTCCTCGCCAATCTCTCCTCGGAGAAAAAACGCTACGAGGCCGGGATGAACGAACTCGTCGGCGACTTCAATTTGTCCTCCGACCTCTTCGCCTCGGCGATGAACAAAAAAGCCGCGCAGATCAGCTTCAATGACGCGCAGTTCACCGAGAAAGCCGCCGGGGCCGGTTACCGAATCAATATGCGCCAAGCCGCCATCGAGCAGATGGCAGGCAACGCCACCGCCCGCGCCACCGCGATGGGTGGCTACACCGCGCTCGCCAGCGGCATCGGTTCCGCCGCCAACACCGGAATGACCGCCTACGGCTACAAGGGGTCAAAACAGGGAGCCATAAATTAAATGCCCGCCATCCGACTCGCTGACATACCCAACGCAGGCCCGCAAGCCCTCGGTCCATCGACCGGCATCCTCGCCCCGCAAGCCGCGCAGCTTGGCCGCGCCGCCATGATCGACCCGAGCGGAATGCGAAACGCCGCGCAGTCGATGCTCACCCAAACCCTCGAACTCGACGCCTTCTCGCAGGAAGCCCGGGCGATGGCCAAATTCGCCGACTCCATCGGCGGACTCGGCGATGTCGCCATGAAGTGGGGCGAGAAATTCGCCGAGGCCAAGGACTACGCAGACATCAACCGCGCCGAGACACTCCTCGCGATTGCCTCTCAAAATCAAAAAGCCGACCAAGCGACTCTCCCGATGGAAAAGTGGGGCGAATCTCTGGCACGGAACCAAGAGGAAACCAAAAAGGCGCTGGCCGAAATAAAATTCAGCAACAACGCCGCCGAGAAATTCAACCCGTATTTCGAGAACTGGACGCTCAAGTCTCAAGCCTCGATGCAGGCAGAAACCCGGATCAAGCAACTGGAACTTGCCAAGACCGACATCAAAGCCAACGCCCTCCGACTCGCCGCCGAGGGCAATTTTGAAGCGTCTCTCTCCGCTTTCAAAGGTGGAGTAGACAAGGGACTTTATACCCAAGAAGAGTTCGACAAATTCGGAGCCGACCTCCGCGACAACGAAATCCGCGCCGACGAGGCCATGCAGACTGACCGGATCACTGCTGATTTGATGACCGATTACACGGTCGCGAAGCAGAACCTCAACGAATATGTCAAGTCCGCCGGGGACGCGAAAGACGATGCCCGCATCAAGGGTGCCTACGGTGAAATGCCGATGAGCAAAGTCCGCCGCTTGATGGCGCAGGTCGATCAGCAAGGCCGGATCACCGAGGCGAACAACTACAACATCCTCGCCCAAGCGATTGATTCCAACACCCCGATCCGCGATGCCAACGGGAACGAAATCCTCATCACCGACAAGGACAAACTGGAATCGGCGCTGGCGTCTTACAAGGTCACCGGCACGGAATCCAAGAAACGGCTGGAGCGGTTAATCAGCGACAATGTGCCGTATGATGCCAAGAAAATCTCCGAAGTGAATGCGCGGTTGGCAACCTACGACCCCTCGATTGACACCGACCTCGGCGAATTTGCGACCCTTCAAAACGAAATCGCCGCCAATGTCCCAAAACAACTTCGACCGTTCCTCAACGACCGGCTTGCCCAAGCGGTCAAAAAATTCAACGCCGATGGGAC